CTGGCAAAAAGAAAACTACTTTGGACATATGAAAGACGGGGCTGTGCAAATGGCGCCATTCACAAATATGCCTGAAGATGTAAGGATTAAAGCACAAGAGATTAAAGATATGATCTCTCATGGCCATTACTTTGCATTTACAGGACCAATTAAAGACAACACCGGTAAGCTTCAATTAAAAGACGGTGAAGTTGCAGATGATGCGCATCTAAATAGTATGATGTACTATGTAGAAGGCATTGACGCTACGGTACCAAAATAATGATTCCAGTTATTGATTTCACATGTAAATCAGTATTGGAAGAAATACGCGAGGCCTATACTACTGTAGGCTTCGCAGTATTTACTAATACACTTACATCCAAAGATCAACATATAATGCATCGTTGGTTTGAGGACATGAAAGGTTTTTTTGAATTAGATATAGAAACTAAAAAACAATATTCATATCAAGCAGAAAATAATTTAGGTTATAGTATAATGGGTGCAGAGAATGTAGACCCAACTGCGCCTAAGGATATGAAAGAAAGTTTTAATTATAACAACACTCGAATGCCTGAGGAACTCTGGCCTCGAGAAGTAAATGGATTCAAAGAGAATGGCTTAGAAACTATTCGAATTGCAGATGATTTAACACTTAGAATTTTAGAAAAGTTTGATACTATTCTTGATACTGGAACCATACTCGTGGATGCACATCAAGATCCTTATAATACAACTCGCGTTATACACTATCCAGCATATACTGGCCCACTCGAAGATAAACAAATGAGAATAGGAGAGCATAGTGATTACGGTACTATTACTTTACTTTGGCAAATTAATGACGTTCCGGGCCTCGAAGTCCAAGATCTCGAAGGATCGTGGCATCCAGTCCCGTATGCAAATGATGGAGTAGTCGTTAACATTGGTGACTTATTGCAACGTTGGACTAATGATTACTTTGTAAGTACAAAACATAGAGTTGTCAATAGTCATATAGATCAGACGCGATATAGTATGCCACACTTTGTAGATCCTACACCTGGTACTATGGTTGAGAATCTTAGAGATGAGCCAAATAAATATAATCCAATCGAAAGCAAAGAATATCTAATGTGGAGATTATCTCAAAGTTATTAAAAAAAATTCATTTTAATGCGTTTTTAGCATGTACAAAGCTATAAAAATAGGGTATAATAGATCCATAATTAAAGAGGAGATAATTATGATATATACTGTTCACCAAATTCGCAAAGATCGTAAGACCGAAAAAGAAGCACTAGACGCTGTAGTTATGGGCGAAGTAGATCCTGTGTTCTTTTTATCATCTTATGAAAAAGTTTGTGTTATCGAAGCTAAAGATCTTGATGAAGTATTTGAGATTGGCAACATTGGTCCAGAGTCAAAGATCGAAAGACTTTGGGGTCGTATGCGCTCTATTTCAGTTGGCGACGTGATCACGACAGAAACTCATGAATGCTATGTTGTAAAACCTATAGGTTTCGAACGTCTTGCTATGTCATCACCTAACGGTAGACAGTGGACTGCAGATGAGGTTGCAGCATGAAAATCTATTATTTAGGTGCATGTGCACTTGCATTTCTCGGTGGTATTGTTACCGGGAAATCTGCATTTGGTGTAGAAGCAAATGCTGGTACTTATCATGCTTCATACACTGAACAAAAGTGTTTGGCAGATAATATATATTGGGAAGCTCGTAATCAATCGGCGAAAGGAATGATCGGTGTCGCTCTTGTCACTCGTAATCGTGTTAATGATGATCGTTTTCCTCACTCATATTGTGAGGTTATTAAGCAAGGACCTGAAAGACCATCTTGGAAAGACAAAACAATTATGGTCCCACTTCGTCATCGCTGTCAATTTAGTTGGTATTGTGATGGCAAGTCTGACAATATTCCTTTTGTTGACCACGACATTTATGAGTTTGCTCGTTCCCTCGCTTTTAAAATCTATAACGGACATCTTGCAGACTTCACCAATGGCGCTACTCATTATCATGCCGACTACGTAAAGCCAGAATGGGCAGCAACAAAAGAAAAAACAATTGTTATTGATCAACACATATTTTATAGATGGGAAAAATAATGAAATACGATTTTGAATTAGATAATGAAGTCGATTATAAATTTAATGAAGATGTGTATATAGAAGAAATTGAATCTTATATTCAACAAACTTATAATCAACATTATTCTAAAAAGAAGTTTCAAGCATCAGAATTTATTTATGATAGCGGTCATGGAACTGGTTTTAATATGGGTAATGTAATGAAATATGCTCAAAGATATGGTAATAAAGGCTCGAATGAAGATGCACGTAAAGATTTAATGAAAGTGATTCATTATGCTATTTTACAATTGTATGTGCATGACTGTGATAGATATGAAATATCTACCATCGACCACTAAGTTGTCCTTTAGCAACAGGTTTACACTTCCAACGAATTGATTTATAGCCACGCATATGACGATGCACAGCTTCAGACATTTCATATGCTCTAGCTTGACATCTTTCGTATGTTTGGTATGGACCTCTTTGGTCTTCCAATACTTTGCAATATTCGGGATCATTGACAAGACAAGCCATAACGAGAGCTATGTACATTATTTTAATTTATGACAAATTAGTTCTTTGCCATTTGGAGTTCTAATTGTTAGAGAAGGTAAGTTAGGATCTACTTCTCTGCACTCTACTGAATGCCAATCATAATCCTTAACTTGCTCTGCTACTGTATCAAAAAATTCTCTATTATCAAGATGAAATAGAGAAACTACTGCAAAAATTATTATTCCCATTTTTTTTCTACCCAAAACCACGCTAAGCGTTGTTTAATATTTTGACATTTTTTTTCTAATTCTGTTTGTGGTTCTGTTGGAGGCCACACATCATAGATATATGCTCCATATATTAAAGTGCACATAAGAGCTATTGTTATGCAAATCATTACGAATGCATACATTACTGCGGATTACCTGTTGCAGCTGTGTACATAACCCATCCAAATGCGGCTAATCCACCTAAAGCAGCAATACCAATAATTGCCATCATTTTTAATGACTCAATAAATTCTGCGTGTTCTCTTTGTTTTTGTCTCTTAGCTTCTAGTGCAGCTTCTTTTGCTTCTTGTATTCGTTTCGCTCTTTCATCTACAATAGATTGCCACGTATCTGGACCGAAACGCATATTAATCATGTTCTTCATCTCTTGCATCTTCTCTTGTGCAAGTTTTGCATCGATCATTTCTTGCGCAACACTTTTAATTCCAAATTGGTCAGCAACTCCCATTTTAGATTTTTTAGATCGTTCAGCTTGAACTTCGTCGTGGCCACGAAAGAGTCCATCTACAGCGCCAGCTATCTCACCGATATCTTTTGCTGTGTCGATATTAGATTTGATAAAATCTACACTAGCTTTTAGCAGGGATATTCCCGCAAGGGTTTCCGCAATCATCTTGATTTATCCTTTTATTATTTGTTATGGATAAATGTGATTCGCCTCCGCATATTATGTCTCGCTCCTGTAAGTATTTATAAAAAATTATTCAAATTTCGATCAAACTTGTATAAATATTAAGATTTATCTAAAGGAAAAAATAATGACACAACTCATATCACCCCAAAAATTTACAGACACGGTTGGCCTTTTAAGGTCATTTTTTTTAAGTAAGGGATTTTTAGAAGTCCACACTCAAAATAGACTTAGCATACTTGCTGCATGTGAAGATCCATTTAATGTAGCTACATACAACTACGCAGGTCAAGTTTGGCCTCTACCGCAAACAGGTCAAATGTGGTTAGAACACGAATTACTCTCCAGCCCCGATAGTCCGGGGTTTTTTTGTGTCTCGACCTCATATAGACAAGAACCTAACGCAATACCAGGACGACATGATATTATCTTTCCAATGTTTGAATTTGAAATGGCTGGTGATATAGGCGATCTAAAAAGTATGGAATACGATTTATGCGAACATTTAGGCTTTCGTGGTTTTGGCGACATAGTATCAAAACCATATTCAGAATGGCAAAAGCATTATGGATTGAGTCCAGATACTGAGTTAGAGGCAGAACATGAAACCAAAATGTATGAAGATTTCGGTGCCACAATGATAACAGACTTTCCAGAAATGACATCTCCGTTTTGGAATATGTCACGCAATAGAGATGGTACAAGCAGAAAGATCGATGTTATTCTCGGTGGCATGGAAACAATAGGTAGTGCAGAACGCAGTACTGATGTTGAACAAATGAGAGATACATTCCATACGATTACTGATGGTGCGTATAGTAACTTATTGTTTGATCTTTTTGGTAAAGATCGAGTAGAAGCAGAACTAGAAGAGTTCTTAAAGTTTGACTTCTTTCCTCGCGTCGGTGGAGGAATAGGCATGACAAGAATGATTGCCGCCCTCGAAAAATACGACGGTCCATACTAACATATTGCTGGGTGGTGAAATCGGTAAACACGCATGACTGTTTCTCATGTGCGGAAACGCTTGTAGGTTCGAGTCCTACCCCAGCAGCCAAATTAACGGTGTACTTATCGTGCATTTTGTGGTATAATAATGGTATAAATAGAACAGAAGATGTTTGACGGTAGACTGGACGTGGGGGCAGTACCCACCGCCTCCACCATAAGGAGTCTTATAATGGATGAAGTGTTATTGTGGCAGTTTAGACAAAAATGTGTAGAATATATTTGTATCAATAACTATTCAATATATCATGCGAGACTCATTATGATGGGGGCGAAATAGGATCGACAGATGCAGGAGTCTTCAAAAAAGTAAATGCAAACGATAATTTTGCACCTACAGGTTACGCCCTAGCGGCATAATGCTGATGAGCCCGAAGGAGCTTGGAAACAGAATCCTTCAACTTATTCATAAGGAGAAAACATGCCACC